CCTCTTATTAGAGCAATATTGTATTTAACTATTGCTTATAATATTACTTTGCTATTTGGTGGTTTTGTAAACATTAGTTTAAAGGATACGCCTCTGCTTGACGAACTAAAAGAATATCTTGTTAAGATAGAAGAAAGAAGTAGTAAACTATTACCTATTATAGAAGGACACCTAAATAAGTTGGTTGTTCGCCTTACAGATAAATACGCTAAATCTTTTGATACAATAAAGAGAAGTTGCTTTACAAAGGATTTGTTTAATAGTGTAGATAGAATACCAGCACACCCCAAAGATTTACCCGCCAGTTTTAGATACGAAGACGCTATTGAATTACCTTCTGCTTGAACTTACAAAAATACCTAAACTAATACCAACTATAATAAGAGCGATAATATATATAATTTCTAACATACAAATTTGTTAGATATTATACTTTACTAAATTTTTGATTTATACGCACCTCGTTTATCTGTAATGATATACGGGTCATTATTAATTTGCTTCATTACGCAATTACCAGTATACCCTTTCTTAAAAACAAACCAACCATACAGCGTCATACCTCCTTTATATTTTTCTTGTGCTTCTTCCGTAAGCAACGAAAAACGGGTAAACGGATATATTGCTGATAAAGGATATTCTTTGTCTTGATAAAATCTATACCTTTCTTTACCATTCAAATAAGTAATTGGAAACAAACAAATAATTTCTTCTTTCGCAACTTGCTTCATCTTCGTCATAAATTTTACAAAGTTTTTTATACCATAGGGTATATTAGTTATAATAGTATCATATTTTTTACTACAATCCCAATCCATAAAATCTATACCATTCTCGCCGTATATATTTTCAGTAATATTTGTAAAGCCGTTCTTTTGTAAAGTAATTGGAATAGTTCGGTGCGTCGAGCAACAGGGTTCTAATATAGAGTTAAATTTTGATATATAGTGAATATCTAACAACTGCTGAACCATACTCGTAGGCGTAATATATTCGTCGTTTTTATTTCTTAAACTTGCTTCTTTTGCTAAACCCACCATTATATATATAGTGTATACTTTTATCAAACTATTTTTACATAGAAATATAAGAAGGAGTATAAGTTGAGGGTTTAGTTCCTACCATACGGCTACGGCTTACCTTCATAATTCCGTCCATAGGCATCATAGCCCCACCGCTTCTACCACCTGCTGAAATAGGAGCATACCCACTCAATCCAGTTGTTCCAACAAAAGGGTTCATTGCGGGGCTACTCATAGATTGATAAGGAGAACCCAACTGAATAGGCATAGAAGGCATAACCGCACCACCAGCGGGGAATATACCTCTACCGCTTACCTTCTTTTTAAGAAACTCTGCCCCAGCATCAATAGCCATAGGAGCGAGAGTTGCTAAACCCTTCTTCGCCAAATCACCAAAGAACCCCCCACCTTGTGAGTGTTTAGCCATAGTATCTCTATAAGGTTTGGAAACACCCGCTCTCGCACCACCACTCATCTTCTTTTTAAGCATATCAGCCCCAGCGTCAACGACCATAGGAGCAATTGCCTTTAAACCTTTCTTCGCCATATCACCAAAAAACCCCTGTCCTCTTGTTCCAGCGGGGCGTATACCATCACCACCCAATAGAGAAGACGCTAAACGACCCAATACACCAAAAATAGACCCACCGCTTAATCTATCTACTACATCCTCACCTTCTTTTAGTAGAAGACGCATACCCTTACTCTTACCCAAAGCACTCATTAATTTCTTTGCTGATTGAGGCAAAAGTTGTAGAATTTGTTTACCTTCTTCTAAAATTTGAGAAGGTTTAATCTGTATAGCCCCACCCTTTTTAAGCGACCTCATCTGTGCGGGTGATAAAGTAATACCAAAACCATACTTATCCTTAATAAACTTACGACCAGCATCAATAGCCATAGGAGCGATAGTTGCTAAACCCTTCTTCGCCAAATCACCAAAGAACCCTTTACCCTTTTTAGGGAGTTTAGGGTTGTTAGACATACGACTTCTCGCCATAGGAACGACCATAACTTCGCTCATTCTATTTATATATAGTCATTAGAAAATAATTATATATAAACCGCCTAAATATTTTACTCTAATTACGAGTTTACCCTATCTAATAAGCAACAAAAAACTAACACGAACTATTAAAAACTTATCTACTTTTTTTACTGAATTCTCGCACCCGTTCTAACATCAATAGTGATTTCACGCTCAAACTCAACGAACACCATTAGGTCTATTGATTGATTGGACTGATTTGTTCCTGTGATTTGGATTGCCTTTGCTACGCCGTCTTCGCTCGGCACAGAACGGGATACATTACCATAGTAGTATCTGTATAGGTTTTCAAATTCACTGAAACCAATCAAACCACTCGTCAACCCAGTAGTCAAACTGCCGTTCAACTGATTAGAAGAAACCAATTGCTCGTAAAACGCCTCAAAATCATAGAGGGTATTATTGATAAACAAATTCTTACCTGAAACCTGAATATTGAAATTTGTAATAGCAATAGGGTCGGGTGAACCACCAGTTCCGCTAAAAGGAGAGTATAGCGAAGAAGTAGTAATAGCACCTGCGTAATTACCAGCACCATTAGTAGCACTACCATTAGAAACCTTTGGAAGCAAAGGAACAACCAAAATACCACGCACATTAGGAATACCATTCGTCACCAAAAAGTTAAACGGCGAACCAGCACCAACAGAAGGGAAAGAATATTGGAAAATATCATTATACACCACCTTCTTTGTAGGGGTCAAAGACAAATAACGCTGTTCCGCAATAGGGCTAAAAGTATACGCAGGAGCATACAATCTAACAGAAGATACGGGAGCGGAGATTTGCTGTGTAAAGACAGAGGTAGGGAATTGAGTTCTAACGATAGAAAGACCGCAAGTAATCGCTTCGGTTGTTTGAGCCGTAGCCAAAGGAGCAAGAGGGTAAGCACCCTGACCTAAATCAGCAGAAGCCAACATAATAGGGTTAGTTCCACCACCACCCAAAATAACGGGGGTAGAAGTCATCTGTAAAGCACCAGCAAGAACCTGCGTTCCATCAGTAGCACTCGTATAAGTAGGACTTACAATTTTAGCGTTAAAGTAGCACTGATTGGTGTTAAGGTAAAGACGCATAGTAGAACCTTTGAGAAGAGGGACTTTTTGGAAAAAGTCAGCAATATCTTTAAGACGAACAACAGCGTCAAAAACAACAGCACGGAAAGTAGACCCAGCACTCACATAAGAAGCAAAAATAGCATTCATACCAGCAGAAGAAGCGGGTGAACTCGGCGTTCCAGCAAGAAGACCAATCTTATTAGAAGAAGTTTGAGTAAGAGCAGTTCCATCGTTAGTAGTGAGTGAAAAGTTCAACCACTTTTGACGACGCATAAGACCAAAATTTACACAACCATCAATATCAGCAGAAGTTCGTGTAGCATCAGTAGAAACATTATATAGGACAGAGGTAGTTGTTCCAAGAGCAGTAATAACCACCTGTGGAGCAACTCTGTTATTACAAAGACCAGTTCCATTCGCAGACAAAGTATTTGTTCCAACCTGAACGGAGGAGTTATACAACCACGAAGACGCAGTATCGGGGCAGAAACCAGTAATAGCACCCCAGTTGGCTACATCGTCCTTACTCCACGAAGTAAGATTTTTAAAACTACAAAACACATTCAAAAAAGGGGTTTGCTGAATAATATTTCCGTTATTGAACTCACACACGAGCGAGTGAAGAATATTCCAATAACCGCTCTTCATAGCGAGAAGGTAATCCAACGCTAAACCTTCGGTCATAGTTGCGTCGCCCTGTGCTTGGAGAACCAAAGGAATTGCTAAAAACGCCTCACTCCAATTAATATAATTACCGCAATTACTCAAAGAAGTAGTATCAATAACAACCTGCCCTGAATAGGAAGAGTTATTGTTGTCGTTCACATAAAGCCACTGCTTATCCACAAATTCGCTGGAAGAAACTTCCGTATTAACGCTTTCCTCGAAGACGAGATTATCCATTCGTTATATATAATCAAAAGAAAAAAATTATATATAAAACGCCTAAATCATTCTACCCCCTCCAATTTCTAAATTAGGCAGAGAATGATATATACTTCTTTGGAATTCTTGGCTTGGATAGTTTTAAACTCCTTAAAGTATCAGTAGGGCGAGAAACCTTACCCTCTTCAAAAACCTTTTCTTGTAAACCTGAACCAATATTTCTTTTTTGATTTCTTACTATCGTGGTTTTTCCTCTAACTCCCCTAAACCCTCTAATTATTCTACCTCCACCACCGCTGGTTGATTTACCTAACTTGTGGATATACATTCTATATATAAGATAAAGAAAAAAAATTGGTTAAGTCGCACCAATAGACAAAAGCTTTTGTTCGTCGGCACTCAATATTACTAAAAGTATCACAATATTCGGGTCTTGAATAGAAACGGGCAGATTATTTTGGTCTGTAAATTGAATAAGAAATCCGTTATATTGTCCCGTTTGTATATCTAAAAAGGAATACTGATTAGGAGCGAGTGTAAATTGTTCGCCAAAAGCCCCCTGTGGAGCAAAAGAATATAACAAAGTATTCGGCACAGCATAGTTGTTGTTAATTAAAGAACAGGTTAAAGTATAAGACGATAATGGTGTGATTTGTGGAACAAAGGCAGACGAAAAAGATTGTATAGTAGTGTAAGTTGGTGTTTGTGTTTGTGCGGGAGGCGTTCCAGTAATAACAGCGGGTAAATAAGTTGAAGCAACACCAGTAGGATAATAACCAGCGTTGTATCCAATAACATACCTAAAATTATTCGTAAGAATTCTAATCATAGGAACAATATTCGCAGTAGGAACGAGCCACGTCGCCCCAGCAGGAAAAGAATACTGACCCGTTGCTATACCAATAGGATAAAGCGTCGCATTCATATTGAAGCAGTTAATCTCAATAGTATAAGTAGATACATTCACACCAATAGTGTTAAACCATACAAAATTACCATTAGAATTCTCAATAAGGTAGTGTTTATTTACCAATTGCGTTTGGTGTAAGTATTCGTTAATACTTTGTGCGTCGTAAAATCCATCGGGAAAAATCACATCATACTCAACGCCGTCAACCCAAACATACTTAAAGGCGTTATTACCTTGTTGTGCGGTTAGGTTAAAAGTAGAATAAAACATCTGTAAGGAAGCCAACGCCAATTTGTCGCCTTTTATAAACTCTACATTACCAGCGGGAAAAACATATCTAAATACACTATTGTTGCTTCCAGCCACTATATTAGACGAGTTCAGGATAAGAGTTCTCATTATATAGTATACCAATATAAAATATTTTTTAAAAGTTTCTTCTAAATAGATAATTCCATTAGCAAATTCATACCCTCATTCTTTCTTATTTTCCCTTCCGCCATAAACTTTACCACGAAGCGTCTTAATTCTCTAATAACAGATTGAGCGTTGTTTCCTGCTAAATATTCGCCACGCAAAAGTTCAAATCGGTCGGCTTCTTCTTTATCGCTGTCGGTAATTGTTTTCTTAATACCTAACTTTTGAATAAGTCCAGCACCCGTAGCAATTTTTTCAAACAACTTTCGTTCGTCAATAGGAACATACTCATACGCCCGTTTGTTTACTTTTCCAGTTTCAAATAGGTCAATCAAAAACTCTTTAAAAACATCGCTAATAGCAACAGGTGGTAAAGCGGGTATACGCCCTAAACTTGGATACTTCACATTCAGTATATCTTTGTCTGCTAATTGAGGGTAATTGATTACATACTTTCCCAGCGTTAAATATTGTGGTCTTTCTGCGAGGTCAATACCCTTACCAACAGATTTCTTAACGGATACTTTTTTTACAGACGACATACTGCGTCCAATACCTTTTCCTTCTTTCCCTTGTCGTCTATCTTGTTCTGCGTCTTGTTGTCTTAATACATCACTCTCCGCCATAGCACCAACAGCAACAATTGGCGTAGCCGTTATAAGTTGTGTAAGTTGTCGTATTTCATCGTCCCTTTCGTATAAAAAGTCGTAAACTTTCGCCTTTGTTGTTAGTGAAGTTATTGGAACACCTCTTTTCAAAGTAGGTTGGCGTTTTAGTAATTTCTTAATATAAATTTTTAAATCAGGTAGTCGTAAATCAAAGATTGCTTCGGGGTCAATATACGCTATTTGTTCTGCTTGTTCTGCTTGTATTTCTCTTGCTCTACTAATTTCGTCTAAACCATCAACCATTCGTCTATCAATACCATCAACCAATTCTTCAATTCTATCCATAGCACCATCAGTATCAGTTCTACCTTCTGTTATTTCTCGTAATACTGCTTCAAATCTATCTCTTGTAGGTAGATTTTCAGTAATCCTTTGGAGTTCAGCAATTTTCTCAAACTGACTGACTTCACTCTCATTACTAATTCGGCGATAATCGTCTTCGGTAAGAATAACACGCTGTAAAGCGTCGACTCGGTCAATAATTGGAGCAATAACTTCTCTTGGAACTTGTTGTCTTAATTGATTAACTATACCAGTTAAACGCCCTAATTGTTCCTTTGTAGGTAAAATCGCCTTCATATCGTTAATATCGTTTACCAACTGACTAAACTTATTATTAAATAGGGTAGTGGTTTCGCTTACACCTTTGCTTTCGCTCACTACCTCCATAAACTTACGCAAATATTCTAAAAAGAAAGTTTTTGTTGTTAAAGCAGGGTCAAACTTTTTCTTAAAGTCGGGTTCTAATTGAGGGAATATTTGGTTCATACTAAAAATCTCATCAATAGATAAATCCGCAACTATTTCACTCGCTCGTCTGTAAGGAAATATTCGTAGTAAATTATTTAGAGCGTCGCTCTCTTGTTTACCCCTATCTGCTTGTAGTTCTTCGGGAGTGGATTGTTGTTCTTGTGTTAAAGGAACTACTTCCCCCAGTTTTACCCCCTTTCTCGCCTTTGCTATATTAGCGTCATTCGCAATCGCAATTTTTAGTTGCTGGTCTTGGTTCATTACAGCTTTTGTGTAATCACTCGGTTTACGCAGGTTGCGTATCATTAAACTACCTGTTCCACTCATTATATATACATACAATATATATTATTTTTTTAAAAAAAGATTAAATTAAAAAAAAAAAGTAGTTATTTTGTATATTCTTGTATATCTGCGTCCTCTTCATCGCCCTTAAATACATACAATTCGTCAAAATTCTTTCTAAACCTTTTAGTTTGGTCTGCTTCCAAATCTATCATTAGAAAACCTTGTTTTGTAGAGGTCGCATTCTTATATATCTTTTCCAGCGTCTTTTTATCCATACCTAAATCATATTCCCTCGCAATCATAGTCAAATTTTTCATACTGCTAATCTGCTTTATAATCAAATAAGTCAAATTATTTCTAATCATCTTCGGGACAGCATAATAGGACTGACTTATATACACCAGCGAACAATTCTTCTTTCTCGCTCTCAAAAAGAACTGCTCCATAGGTTTTTGATTTTTTTCACCTACCAAATCGTCCATTACCAGTAGCGTTTGCTGTGTCTTATCAAATTTATCCAAATCGGGTAATCCGTCTTTGTCTATCTCTTTAACTTCTAAACCTTTCTTACCATATTTGTCTTCAATATAGTTGTATAGGGGTTCGTCCTTATTTTTTGTCGTGATTATTATCTTCTCAAAAGTATCGGGCATATTATACATCAAACTTAATAGCGTTTGTGTTTTTCCACTACCCGAAGAGCCACAGATTAGCATACGGAAAGGAACTTTAATATTGTGTATATCGTAGTGTGGATTGTGCGATTTTAGGAGAAACTTATCAGGGATTTTAGTATACCAATCAACCAACTCTGCTTTTTCCTTCTTTTTTGGAGGCATTCTTATATATAATAAAGAGAAAAAAAATTAACTTCTAAATTATTTTATATTCCTTATATATATAGAATGAGTAGCGAATTACCACCTAATCCAATAACGGATACTTTTAATCCCGCCTACTGGGAGAGAGCATCACCAGCGGATATTGAAATATATTTAACGGGTATAGCGAGATTGAAAAATACTCAAACATTCACGGGTATAAATACTTTTACTCAATCGCCTCTAACTACTGCTACTCAACCAGCGTCTAATGATAGTTCTACGATTATTCCTTCTACTGCGTGGGTTCAAGGGGCTATTACAGCAAACTTAAATAACCTTACTAATATACAACAAACATTAACAACAATCAATATACCAACAGCAACTTCTACTACTTCCCTTCCATTCACGCAATCTTTAAATATACCTTCGGCGGGGATTTGGCTAATATTGGGAGAATTTTCAGTAGTGTTTGCTATTAACGCTCCAAATCCCTCTACAACTACGGAAGGTTGGGCGATTACGGGTTTCGGCGGACTTACTTATGTTGATTGGGGGACACAAACTGGATTAGCAATTCCTAATGGTTTAAGTATAACCAAAAATTTTTCAGTATCAACTTTGTATACAGCAACCGCACCAGTAGCTTTAACTGGGACAGCGAGTGTTATTAACTCTCAATACGGAACAAATTTTGCTGGAACATTATACGCTGTTAAAATAAGCAATTAAAATAAGTTTAGCCAATTCTTTAAAAGAACTTTTCAAATATTTTTTATATAGTGATAGTATATAACAAGTATGAGTAGCGAACAACCACCTAACCCGATTGTTAATACTTTTAATCCCGAATATTGGCGAATTACTGCTGATGATGGTATAACAACGCAATTTTTAGACGCTAATTATTTAAAATTTCCCTTATCTCAAAACGCACAAGAAACTTTTGTAGCCATTCCTAATATTTCTGCTACTATGCCCCCGTCAACAGATAATAGCAATAAAATACCTACTACGGCGTGGGTTCAAGGTGCTATTGGAGCGGGTAGTGTTCCTAACCTTCAAGGTGTATTAAATTTGGGTAATACGGCTACGGGGGCGAATGCGAAAATTGGTCTTACGGATAGTGGAGTTGGAGGGTCAACAAATCCTCAACTTTTATTACAAAACTCTAACGCTACTGCTGGGAATACTAACGGAGTTTCAACTATGGAATATTATAAGAGTGGTCGTAATGTGGTCGCTAATGATGTTGTTGGTTCTATGCGATTTAATGCTAATAATTATTTGGGAACAAAAACGCCCTTTGGAAGAATTGACTGCGTTGCTACTGCTTCTTCTGCTGGTGCTGGGGACGACGGAGCATTAGATTTTTATAGTTGCGTTAATGGTGCGAGTAGTTTGGTATTCCGTATGAATGGTGCGGATAATGAGAACAACTCTTTTAGACCGCTGGATATGACTGGTAATAACATTAAAACGAGTAGCGGTAATATGACGATAGAAACGACTGCTTCAAGCGGAGTGGGAACTATTGTTCTTACACCAAAAACTGGTGCGGTTGTAGATATTCAAGGGAACGCTACTCTAACTGGAACAAGAGAAATCACTTTTGGAGGCGGAACTATTATTACTAATATTATTAACCGAACTGGATTGCTTATAAATAATGCTAATACGCAGAGTATATACCAAGACGCAAATTGTAATCTCGTTGAAACGGACACCCCCGCTAATAGTTTGTATACTAACACCAACACACCACAAAATCAACTTATAAGGAGGATAGAATTATCAAGTGGTAATGATATTCAAAAGAACCAATCAAACCTCATTCAAACAAGATTAGATTACACAGACACTCCAACTGGCGACACAAGCAGTATCCGTTTAGAAAACGACCTCGCCTCAAAGAATAATATAATTGGAGCAAACTTTACTACTGGTGCTGGTGCGGTGTTAGAAACTATTATTCAAACAACTCCTTACGGAAACCACCGATTAAGTATGACGAATACTAATAGTAATTTTTCTACAATCTTATCTACGACGCAACTACAAATAAACGATACTACCAATAATAAATCAATTACAATAGATAATAATAATACTACTACTCAAAATAGAATAGATTTATTTAAAAACGACGGAGGTGGTATATCTTCAACGACGGGTGCGTTTAATACTACTTCAACCCAAAGAGTTTTTTTAAATCACGACGATAATGCTAATACTAAATCAATTAGTATTCAAAACAATCGGTCGGGTGCGGGAGAAATATCGTTTTCTAATGCTATTGATACAAATCCTCTCAATATTACTTCTAATCAGTCAATCGGTATTACGGCACAAGGTTCGTGTAGTGTTTCTTCACAATCAAATATGGATATTGTTTCTTCTTCTGCTAATTTAAATCTTAATGCTACTGCTGGAATTACCAATTTTGCTACTACTGAATTAAACTTTACGGGTGCTTCATTGGAGAGCAGTAGTAGTGGTGGTTCAAGCGGACAACACCTCGTTATTGTATTGAATGGAACTACCTACAAAATAGATTTGAAAAATCCTTAAAATAAAATATCCTTATATATATATTTTGTGTATGTGTGAACTAAACGATAAGTTAATATTTTCTAATATGGATAGTGCGGGACAGACAATTTCTGTGTTGGAGGAAATACTACAAGAGAAGGTGCGACGGAGAAAATTCTACCAAAAATATATCTGCTGTTGCTTTTATCCAACAAAAAAAGTAAAAATAAATTCTGCTCCTATATATATTGACCCGAATGGTGAGTGTTTGGAGTAGCGAAATAGAAGCCGTTTGTGAAAAACTGCGAGTGAATTGTGTTAATATGGGCGAATATCACCGCAAGAGATATTATCACTATAAAGGGTATGGTAAATATTTTAGAATACCTCTTATAATATTAGCGTCTATAAACGCAACTGCGAGTGTTGGATTACAACCCGTATTAGAACAGCAAATTATTTCAGGTATTACCTGTTTAATTGGTATGTTAATGGGTATACTGGGAGCAATAGAATTGTATTTAGGGATACAGAGTAGTATGGAACTGGAAATTAAGCAATCAAAAGAGTTTTATACTTTGGCGATAGAAATTTATAAAATACTGGCTTTACACCGAGAAAATAGAAGCGAGAGTGGTAAAGATTATCTCAATAAGCAGTATGCGAAATATATTAAATTAGTAGAAAGCAGTAATTTATTAACAAGAAAATTAACAATAGATTTACTTACTGAAATACCCGTTGATTTCCAAGACAATAGTGGAGCAAATACACCAAACCCGAGTTCTATTCAATTAACCGATTTAATTCCAAACGAACAAGAGAATTTAATTTTATCTCTTAATAGTATACGAACAGAGAATGCCGATAGTAATAGACCAAACGCTGTATAATAGTGTGAAACGAGAAGCCGACCAAAAGTATTCTAAACCGAGTGCTTATAAGAGTGGCTGGATTGTAAAAACCTATAAAGAACGAGGAGGTAGATATGCTGATGACGACCAACCTAAAAATTTGGAACGCTGGTTTCAAGAAGAATGGAAAGATATTGGAAATCAAGAATATCCCGTTTACCGCCCTACAAAACGGATTTCAAGCAAAACCCCTTTAACTGCTAATGAGGTAGACAAGAAACAACTAAAAAAACAAATAGCGTTAAAACAAGAAATCAAAGGAGAAGCAAATTTACCACCTTTTATTGAAGAGAAAGGAAACGGAATACAATTAGAACCCTACAAAATATTACCTTATACCGAGAAACAAGCGAAAAAACTGGGCGTAAAAGTATTACCAAGTTTAAGACCAAATAAGAAGATTGATGTTTTTAATGAGGAATTTACAGAGTTATTAGCGTCTGTTGGAGCAAGGGGGTATAAAGATTTCCCGACTTATATTGAAGAAAAGGGGTTGGAGTATGCGAAAAAAAGACAGGCGTTATATAAGAAACGACACGAAAAGGATAGAAATATAAAAGGTAGTGCTGGGTGGTATGCTGATAAATTATTGTGGTAAACCAACTTTTAAATATAATTATATATATATGTTGGGGTTTTTTGCTGGTTTTGTTTTTTGTTGGATTAAACAGGTCATTAAGGATGCGGGTTATTAGTAAAATAGTATTATAAAAAAAAGTTGAAGTTTGATTTGATAAATAAATATATCGTATCAAATAGATAATGGGTGTTAAATATCAATTAAGATTTGAGCGTAAGAATGGCGATGTTGATTTCGCCGAACTTCCTAATGGGAAGTGGGAATGGGATAGTGAGGAGGAGTTAAGAGCAGAATGGTCTGCTTTAATGAAGTATACTAAAAAGAGAAAGGCGAGGTCTTACTATATTACGAGAGCGTGGGGTGGCGAAGACAGCGAAGACAGCGACAACGACGAGGATATGGATTATGAAATTATTTGGGACAGCAAAGACGACGAATAGGAAGTTTAGGGAAATAATAATATATTGTATGTATATATAATGGATAATATTGAATTAACTATTCAAGAAATTCAAGAAAAACCTAAACGAGGTAGAAAGAAGAAGTATACTACGACGGAAGAAGCAAGGAAAGTTAAATTAGCACAAACAAAAGCGAGTAATATGAAAAAAAGAAGTAGCAAAAAGGGTGGTGCTGTATGGAGGGGAGCAACAGACCCTGTTTTTAGAGAACAATATTTGAAGTTGAAAGCAGAAGCCGAAAAGAATGGTGCTGGTATTTTTGACTATGTAAAAGGGTTCTATGATTATGGACGAAAACAAATAAAACAACAACTTTTTAACGCCAAAGATTTAATTATTAACCCTATTAAAGCAACAAAGCGAATTACTGGTGAAGCAAAAGATTATGTAAAAGCAGTTGCTTTTGGAGCAACCAAACTACCACCAAACGCAAGAGATATTTTACACCAATACGGCGATAAACCAATTACTGATATAGTAGTATGTCGTAATCCCGTTGGTTCTCTTTTAACAGGGGCTTTAAACGCTGTATCTTTGGGGGCTTTTAAAAAGGAATTTAGTAAGAAACCCTACGACCAACTTTATCACCTTTACCTATGGATTAAGGTAGAAGGGCAAAATATTACACTGGAAAAGAATGAAGTTATTACTATGGATATTGATGCTTCTATTCGTGAGGGTAGTGATACTATGAAAGTTGATATACCTACTGGTTTAACCCTAAACGGCTTAATGGTAAACACAGAAGCGAGGATGAAACAAAAGTTTTTGAAGTATAGTGCGAAGGACAACAACTGCCAAGATTTCGTTTTAGCGGTTTTACAATCTAACGGGTTGGGCGATAATGCTATATATTCTTTTGTAAAACAAGATACTAAAAGTTTGTTTGCTAATGATAATTTTCTTCGTAAGGTTAGTAATACTATTACCGATATTGGTGCGAGAGTGAATACTGCTATTTTTGGTGCTGGAAAAGTAGAGGAAAAAGAAACTGAAATTACAGAGGGTTTAGGAAAAATAAAATCTTCTGTTAAAGAAAAGACGATGGCGAACAAGTGGATTACTTTTGTGAAAGCGTATGCGAAGGATAAGGGAATTAGTTATAGCGAAGCTTTAAAAGACCCTAATACCAAAGCCCTATATAAGAAGGGTGGTGGTTTTTGGAAGGATTTTGCGAAGGGGTTTACCAGCGTTTTTGATGTTGCTTCTGTTCCTCTCGGGTTTATTAATCCAGCGTTAGGAACTGCGGTTGGTGGTATTAGTAAAGGAATAAAGAAATTATCGGGGAATGGTATGAAGAAGGGTAAAGGTATGCCTACAAATATGGACGCTTATGTAGCAGACGCTTATGATGCTTCTCAATTAGGAGCGAATGCGGGTAAACAAAAATCCAAATAAAATAAAATCTCCTATTATAGAATAGAAAGTAATGGCGAACCAGTGGATTACTTTTGTAAAAGCGTATGCGAAGGATAAGGGAATTAGTTATAGCGAAGCTTTAAAAGACCCTAATACCAAAGCCCTATATAAGAAGGGTGGTGCTGTAAATCCTCGTTGGTGGGAAGACCCGTCTATTCCACCGATTGGGGTGTTAGATATTAAAAAAAGAATGGAATATGGAAAGCGAAACCCCGAGTATGCGAAAGCGTGGGAAGAAAAGTGGAGGACGATGCCGAAGGCAATAAACTACGAAGATATGATGTAAATTATATATTAATTATTAATTATTTAATATATTATTTAGTAAAATACTAACTTAAAGAAAATTAATATTTAGTATATATATAGTATGAAACCGACTATAAAACCCGAAAATCTACCTTTTGTGCGTATGGGGGATATGAATGAAAAGAAAATCACACCCTTTATACAAGAGCGTTTTGGTAAAGATATGGTATGTATAACCTCGTCAAAAAACTTAACTCACTTTAAGACAATTGACTACAAACACAAAATTACTGGCGACAGAGTTGAAGTTAAAAGTAGGAGTTTTAATTATAAAAAGTATGAGGATACTATGGTAGGAGATAATAAGGTTTTAGAATTTGAAAAACTTACAGCAGAGGGTAAGCGTTGTTGGTTTATTTTTATTTATACAGACGGAACTTATGAGTGGGAATATACAAAAGAAAATTATAAAAAGAATGTTGAAGACCAAAAGGCAAGAGGTATGGAAGCAGTAAGAACCGCAAATTCTACTTATGTAAAACCGACGAATGTGTATACCTCTTTTAACCCCGAAAAACCTCACCTATATATTGTATTACAAAACTTAAATTGGGTATGCGATGTTTGTGCCGAAGTTCCAGCGGGGGTTATTGATGATGGTTGGAAGCGAAAGAAGGTAGGAGATTATTTACAAAAGGGAGTATGTTATTTAAAATTACCTGTTAAATAATACTATATTATTATATCACGATATACTAATATGGGAGAACTATATATAGTTGATAAGGATTTTAAAGGTTGGTTGACCGCTGGGGAAATAGAAGATATTAGCGATAAATTACGACTGCCTTTACAGGGAGTATTTAGCAAAGACCAACTACCAAGTAAACCTAATGTGGGAAGTTATATTATTAATTTACAAGACGCAGACGCTGGTAATGGAACTCACTGGACTTTTTTTAGAATATTTAAGGATAAAAAGGTTTGCTATTTTGACCCTTTTGGGCTGAATATGCCCGAAAATATAAGAGAATTTTTGGATAAGTATGAACCGATTGCGTGGAATAACAGACAAATACAAGATATTAAGAGCGACCTCTGTGGGTTATTTTGTATATCCTGTGATTATTATTTTCAATATGATTGTAAACGCAGTGATAAATTTGAGGGCTTTGATGATTTTTTGAATATGTGGAGTATTGACCCTAAAAAGAATGATAGTATACTAAAAGAGTATTTAACTGATTAGTGTAAAAAGGATATAAAAATATCTTATATTATATATATATACTATGGAAAGCGAACAAAAGATTACTTATACTCCCGCTGTAAAAAGAGCAATTATGAAGCACAGAGCAAAGAATATAGACAAGTATAATGAATTTCAACGAGATTATTATCACCAACAAAAAGAAGACCCGAGCTGGTATGAGAAGTTTTGTCTTCGCTGTAAGGAAGCAAATAAAAGATATAGAGAAAAAAAGAGAATAGAGTTGGGTGCGGAAATTAGACCAAGAGGTAGACCGAGAAAAGAGATTGAAGTAATTGTTCTTTGAAAAAAAAATTGAACTGATTTTAATACTATTTAGTAATAGTATCAAAGTATTAGTATTAGGTATAACAAATATTAGGTATAAAATTGAAAGTTATTTAGGCGGTTTATTTAAGGTAATATAACTACGATTAACTTAAAAAATTGATTTGACTTTAATTAAATATATAATATATAATATTAACGAAAAAGGGTATAAATAAAATATCCTATATATATATATAATGCCGAAGCGACCCTCAAAAGAGCAAAGACAAAAGAACGCCTTAAAGGAAGCTTTTAAAAGTTTAGGAATAAAGGGTAAGCGTCAAGGTAATCCAATAACCACCGCAAGGTTTTTAGGATTTACACCACTACGCAGGGGTGTTCCACTCAACCCCGCCGACCCCGCTTTTGCTCGACAAGTAAACAACGAGGTTTTTAGGCGATATGCGAACGCTACGCAACGAGTATCTCAAACTATTACAATCCACTACAAATACCGCTACAAAAAAACAGACCCTAAAACAAAAAATAAACTACTCAAAGGCGTTCTAACGCAGACAATTACAGGCACACGCAATACTATTGATAAGATACGAACTGATATGATTAACGAGTTGTATGACGATTTGGATACAGATAGTCCGTTTATTATTGAGGAGGTAGGAGAAGCACAAGTATCTACGCTACAAAAACTACCCGTTGGAGCGGGTGGTAGATTTATTAGCAAAGGTATTAGGGCTGTAAGAATGAAACGGGTAGGAGCGTTAAAACTGGACTACGATTTTATTGGAGATATGGCGTGGGACAGAGAAGAAAATACCTGCGTATTTGACTACCTTTACAGCGAATATAAAAATATCAAAGGGTTCAAAAAGTTCTTACCAAGCGAAGACCGAGAAGTCGCCTATGATAATTTAAACCAAGTTTTCAAAACTGATGAGGACGATGACCCTTTAACTGATGGTGTAAATATAGACCAAGTAGCCGTATTTGCTGATAAATTTAATATACCGATGATGGCGTTTGATAAAAACAAAAAGAAAATTGTATGTTTTAGACCCGAAAAAATCAACAAAGACGCTAAACCGATTATGTTTATAATAGCGAACACTCACTTTTATCCAATAGTAGACAAACACGAGAGGGCAAGTTTGAGTGCGAAAGTTCGTGAAGATAAAAAGGAGGACAGCGATAGGTTTAATGGTATAAAGAATTGGAAGAGTGAGGATTTTGAAATTGCTCCAAAAGAAGAAACGGAGGAAGGAGCAGAACCGCCACCACCAATATATCCAAGCGATGATGACCCGATAGGTAATGAGTTTGTTATGAAAATTATCAAAGAAACAAAAACTATACCGAGAAAATTACAAGTTGAAGGCAGTAAGGTAGTAAGATTTAGTTTAGGCGAACAAAAATATTACACCGAACAACAAACCGATTTAGATAAAAAAGTAGAAACTTATATTAGGGAGAGTGGCGAATTGTATTGGGGACAATCACCAAACTTTATAATGAGTGAAATTTTCAAAGAGGTTTACGAGGTGGACTTTTATAAAGTAGGTAATAGCAGATTTAATCCTGCCGTATACGACCTATTGATGGACGCAAAAGTAAAATATCGCCAACACTACGGAGCAACAAAGGACAATACCGAATTACTCAAATTAGTCGAGGAGGAGTTTGAGGAGGTAATTGAGGAGAAGGAAATTGAAACAACCTACAAAGATATATTTACTGGTGAACCCCGTATCAAAAAAGACAAAATCAAATTACGCACAAAAGTAGCCAAACCAAGAATGCGGTTGATTGATAAAAAATTTGAAAACGGAGAAGCCGTATGTTATGACCTTAACAAACACTACACAAGTTGCCTACTTAACCCGTATGATGAGTTCCTAATGTTTGATGAAGAAGACACTATACGAACTTTTAAACAAGATATTAGTAAACCCTTACAAACGGGTATATATTATGTTGAAACCAACGACTTATCCCTACTACACCAAAGCAACTGGTATAGCAACAAAATTATTGATTTAGCCCTACAAGAAGGTATTGAGCTTACTATCAAGTATGAACTATTACCCGTTGAGCGGTATGAAGTAGGCGATAAACTACTACCAAAAGAATACTTTAAAAAGTTTATAGACAAAGCTTACGAAACGCCCTTTGGTAAAGACCTCGTAAATATCTTTATAGGTTGTTTAGGTAAGACCACTCAACAGAGTAAAATTGTTGAATGCGATACAGACGCCGATTTAGTATGGGATTGTTTTGTAAATTGTGAAACGCCAAAGGACGAAAACGATTACGAACACCTGTTCTTTAAAGAAGAATATGAGGACAATTATAACCGCCTTAACAAAAAGAATATTATCTTACAGAATATACACACCGAAGAAGAACCCTTATACTTATACGGACACAATAGTATACAAGGGCAAAACGAAATATCATTACCAATTTGGATACAACTTTTAGATTGGAGTAATATGAGGTTATACAATATGAGTAAGAAAGTAGGAGGCGAAATAATATTCCGTAAAACAGATTGTATTGTATCGCTGGGCGGTAAGGTTGGATTATCGCAAGAAGGTTTTGATAATTTTAAGAGTGCTGAATGGGAACACCTTAAACTAACCTCGCCACAAAAAACCGACAGACACTATGCGTCGTGGAATTGGAGAGCAAACTGGTTAAAATATGATAAATTCAAAACAAGTAGCGACTGGGAGAATATTATTGAACTGGCGAAAGAAAAAGGTGGTTTACTAATTGAAGGTAGAGCGGGAACTGGAAAATCTTATATACCTAAAAAGGCGTTTGAAACTGGACTATTGAAACTAAACAATGATACTATTACGATGAGTTTTACGAACAAAGCGTCAAGAAATATTCAAGGTAAGACGATACACAAGACCCTAAACATTACTAAAAATAATACTATACCAAAGAAAACGATGGATAGTTTACGCAAGTATAAATATTTTGTGGTTGATGAGATTGGTATGATTAGCCCCTCGCTGTGGAGATTATTAAAATTGGTAAAACAATCACACCCGCAAAGTATTTGGATATTAATGGGTGATTATAGACAATTACCCCCGATTGAAGACAACCAGCGTATAGTAGAAAAGTTGGATATATTTAACTTACCAATAGTAAAGTATATAGCAAACTACAACAAGATTGAATTAACCGAGAAACAACGATACGATGAGTTCCTTTGGGATTATTTAGAGGAAGGGTATAATAATAAAAATTGGAAGGATTTACCAAGCCGAGCGATTACCCCCGATGAGATATATAATAACAAAGCAATATGCTATTACAATAAGACAAGGGATTTAGTTAATAACGAATGTATGGCGTATTTCAAAACACAAGCACCAAATATGTTAATTGAGTATGAGCGTAAAGACGATGACGATAAACCAAACTCAATATGGATATACGAGGGCTTACCCGTAATGGCGTATAAAAATTGTAAAGATTTGGAAATAGTAAATAGCGAAGAGTTTATAGTAATAGCGTATGACGAGAACAACATTACCTTAAAGCGTGATGTTGATGACCTACCCGATGTTGAAGTTGATGTAGAGGATTTTCACAACTACTTTGTATGTAATTATTGTTCTACAACTCACAAAAGTCAAGGAGCAACTTATCAAGGTAAAATAATTCTGTTTAACTGGGACAGATTAATAGCCGATAGGAATGTGGCTTATACAGCGTGTAGTAGAGCAACAGCGTTGAGAAATTTAGTAGTAGCCGAAAGTATTGTATACAAATAAAAATAAAAAAAATAAAAATTTGGGGCAACCCTTTTTTTGTATTCAATTATTACAATTGAATAGAAAATTGAAAGGTTTTTATGTAATCAGTTTATGTATCAAAAACAACAACAATGAGCGAAATTATTATATTCGTCTTTGAAGAATTAATTTGTGGGGAGTGTGATTTTAGGTGCGAGGAATGCTGTGAGTGTGCGAGAACTAAACCCTGCGAATGTGGCTGTGGGCTAATTGGAGGTAGTTGCGAAGAAGTATTTAAATCTTATGAGGAGGAAGAGGAGGAGGAAGAGGAATAAAAAAAAAATAAAAATTTGGGGAAAATATAAAAAAACGATAGGGGGGGGTATATGGCGACGGGGGAATTTTAGACGATTTTGGAATAAATTTTGAATATAGATTTTGTCGCTCCATTATAGCACTTGGAGGTTTTATTGGTATTCCAGTTTTGAGGTTTATGCTGTGGGAATTTATATTTGTTATGATAATTTTCAAAAAAAATATAAAATATAAAAATTTGTGTGCGTTATGCTAATAAAAAAAAAAAGG